AGCGGAATTGGTTCCGACTTAGTCATCATGAGCGGGCCTTCTACATACATACCATTCGCCGTCTTATTGCTTGTGAAGGCGAAGTACTCCTCGCCCTTGGGAATCTCGCGGCGCCCCGCGACGACCTCATAAAGCGGCGCTCCCTCTTGGGCAAATAACTTGTATCTCCGCAGTGATTACGCGAATAGCGCCAGCACGATAGCCAATAATCCCAACGCCCCGACAATCGAGCAAAGTGCCCGATAGCTCACCTGGCGATCACAAGACCGAGCCGTTCGAGATTACCTCTCTGGCGGCCTTTCCAGTAAGCTTCTTCTTCAAGCAGGTTATCGAACAGCACATCGGCAATGCCTGACGTGCTCATGGCCTCATTGTAACCGCGCCGTTCCGCACGACGCAAACGCAACGACCGCAACATTGAACATCTCCCTTCGCTAACCGAGCAGAGGGGCAACACACATCAATTACCTCAGACACAGCCCACCGGCAAGCCGGAGCTGAAACGGGAGGCGTAAAATAGTGAAGGATACTCCACCGGCCGCAGGGCGTGGCAGGCCCAAGGGCGCACTCAACAAAACGACCGCGCTGGCAAAGGAAGCGATTGCCTACGCCGCTGAAGGATTGGGCGGAGCCGAGCGGCTAATCGTCTGGGCGAAAGAGGACGCACAGAACGAGCGCGCATTCTGGACGCAGATTTATCCCAAGCTTCTGCCGCTTCAGGTCAACGGTGCACTTGAGCACGCAGTCAAAGTCTCCGGCGCGTTGGCGTGGAAGCAGCCGCAGTAATCGAGAGCCCCTACGCTCCGCGCCGTCAATTCCTGGGATTGCACACGCGCCAGACACGCTGGGGCATTGCGGTCGCCCATCGAAGGGCGGGAAAGACGGTCGCCTGCGTCAATGAGCTAATCAAGGCTGCTGCGACGTGCGGTCTCAATAACCCACGGTTCGCCTACATCGCTCCACAGCTCAACCAGGCCAAGGACATCGCCTGGAATTATCTGCTCGAATACACCGACTGCTTCGGGCCGGAGAGGAAGGTCAATGCCTCGGAACTGTGGGTTGAGCTTCCGAACAACGGCGCAAGGATTCGCATCTACGGCGCTGACAATCCTGACCGCCTCCGCGGCATATACCTTGACGGCACCATCCTTGACGAATTTGGCGATATGGATCCGACCGTATGGACCCAAGTCGTTCGCCCGGCTCTTAGCGACCGTAAAGGCTGGGCAATCTTCATCGGAACGCCAAAGGGCAAGAATACCTTTCACCAGCTCTGGACTTTAGCAGAGGGCGACAGCGACTGGCACCGGCTGATGCTCAAGGCATCGGAAACCGGCCTGCTCGATGCGGCCGAGCTTGCCGACGCGGCCAAGATGATGAGCGAGGACGAATACGCCCAGGAATATGAGTGTTCGTTCGAGGCCGCAGTCAAGGGCGCTTACTACGGCAAGGAGATGAACGATGCCGAGGCTGCCGATCGCATTGTCGGCGTGCCTTATGATCCTCGCCTGCCTGTCAATACGGCGTGGGATCTTGGCGTCGCGGATTCGACGGTCATCTGGTTTATTCAAACGGTCGGACGCGAGACGCGGATCATTGACGTGCTCAAGGGTGAAGGCGTCGGTCTCGACTGGTACGCTAAGCGCCTATCTGAGCGAGACTATGTGTGGGGCAATCACTATCTCCCGCATGATGTCGAGGTCCGCGAGCTGGGGACCGGCAAGTCCCGCAAGGAAGTCTTAGCCGGACTCGGGATCAAGGCAACGGTTTGCCCGAACATTCCATTGGCAGACGGTATTCAGGCGGTGCGGATGCTGCTGCCAACATGCTGGTTCGACAAGGACAAGTGCAAGGCGGGGATCGAAGCGCTCAGGATGTACCGTCGCGAGTATGATGAGAAGCGGCAAGAGTTCAAGCAGCACCCGCTGCACGACTGGACCAGCCATTACGCGGACGCGCTGAGATATTTCGCGGTCGGTCACAAGAACCGGCCCGTCGCTCAGCCGATACGCTATTCGAACAGAGGAATAGTTTGATGCGCTCAATCATCAGGCTTTTGTCGGGACGCGTGGCTTACGAGCGGCGCGCTGCCATCCGCGCCGCTGAGTTGGCGACGGCTAATGGTTCGTTCGACATGAATGAAGCCAAGATCATCATGGCCTTTCTTCTGAGCGCTTATTGATGACCATCGATCCCGCATTCCTCGCCTTTCTGGAGAGCGAAGAAGCCCGCGCATACGACGGGACATTGCTCGAAGAAGTCGAGGCGGCGATCAATTCCTACAACGGTGCGGCCTATGGCGACGAGGAGGACGGGCGCTCGCAGGTCGTTGCGCGCGACGTGGCCGAGACAGCGGATTACATGCTGACCTCGGTGCTCGATACGTTCGTCGCTTCGGGCAATGTCTGCGAGTTCGAGCCGAGCTGCGAAGCCGATGAAGACCTAGCCGACGACGCGACGCAGGCGATGCACTATCTGTATCGCAGGAAGTCGGGGTATCGCCTGATCCACGACTGGGCCAAGGCGGGGCTCCTCGAGAAGATCGCAGTCGTCAAATCGTGCGTCGAGCGCAAGCGGCAGCGGGTTGACGCACTCTATCACCCGGCCGAGTTCCCGACCAACGCGATCGAGGCACAGGAGACCGACCAGCTTCATCCGGTGGATGGTTCGCCGATGATCCGCGCGGTGACGCTCGAAGAGACTGCGGCGCAGTTCCCGGACTATTTCGTTCCGCTGGAAGAGTTCCGCATTGCGCCGGATGCGCGCGACCTCGACAGCGCAGTTTATATTGCGCACATTACGCAAAAGTCGCTGTCGGAATTGAACGAGCTGGGCTTCGACACGACGATTGACCTGAACAGCGGCGACAATCCGTATTTCGGGACGCTCGCCAACGCGCGTGATGACGGGCGCACCAATTGGCTGGGCATCCAGGATCGGAGCGGGGCCAATCGCCAAGTGTGGCTCAGAGAGGAGTATGTTCAGTACGACCTCAACGGCGATGGTTTAGCCGAGCGGCTGTGCGTTCATCGCGTCGGCAACACGATCCTGACGCGCGACGGACAACTGGCAATTGAGGAGGTCGATTACCAGCCGTTCGAATATTGGTGTCCGTATCCGATGCAGGGGCGCTTGATCGGTCAGTCGCTAGCCGACAAAACGATGGACATCCAGCGTGTCAACACGGTGCTCGAACGCAACATGCTGGACAGCCTCTATCAACAGACCGCACCGGGCACGTTCATCAACGAAGACTCGATTGGCGATCATACGCTCGACGACTTGCTGACGATCCGGCCGGGACGCGTGGTGCGTTGGGCCGGGAGCATCAAGCCCGAACCGGAAGTGCGGCAAGATGTGTCGGCGACCGCCATGCAGGCGATCGAGTTCAAGACGCGCCAGCGGGAATCGCGCACGGGAATTACGCGCCTCAACAAGGGCGTTGACGAAGACACGCTGAACGAGACCGCCAAGGGTCAGGCGCAGCTCATGGCGCGCGGCCAGCAGATGGAGCGCTACATCATCCGCAACTTTGCGGAAGGCGTGGCGCGGCTGTTCATGAAGAAGGTCGGCTTGATGCGCCGCTATGCGCAGCCGTTCCAGATCCGCGTGGATGGTGCTTATCGCACGGTCGATCCGTCGCAATGGCCCGAAGACATGGAAGTGATGGTGACGGTCGGCCTCGGCTCAGGGTCCAAGCAAGATCGCATCATGTACCGGCAGATGCTGGGTCAGGTGCAGACGCTGGCGATGCAGGCTGGAGCGCCGATTTGCACATGGAAGAACGTGTTCAACCTGTTGAGCGCCGGCACGAAGGACATGGGCCTTCCGCCGAACGATTACTGGACCGATCCGGATAGCCCGGAAGGCCAGCAGCAGGCGCAGAACAGGCCGCCCGATCCCAAGACGATGGCATTGATGATGCAGGTGCAGGTCAAGCAGCAGCAGATCGAGCAGCAGCGCCAGGACAACGACGCCAAGCTTCAGCAGATGATGGCCCAGCATGTGAACGAGGCGCAGCTTGAGATCGCACGTCAGCACATGGAAGCGGCGCTCGAAGTACGGCAGCAGGATCTTCAGTCGTGGATCGATCAGCAGCAGATGATCCTCGACGCGCACAAGCACGCCGCACAGCTCGATAACCAGGCGAAGATCGCCAAGATGCGACCGGGAGGAGCATTGGACAAATGATGAAGCGCAGCAAGGTTCCGGGAAAGAAGGCTGGCCCGAACGGCAGTTTTCCCATTGGAGATCGCAAACACGCACG